CTGGGACGTGGGCAGGCCGGATGTATCGAGCCTTCATGCAGGAGGGTGACTCCTCGGCCTACCACCTGCTAGCGCCAAGTTCCGTTGCACACAAGGCCACGCAGTATCATTTTGCGTGGGGAGTCTTGGGCGATGGTGAGGCGTCTTTGAGTCGCCGCCATAATGCCAAGTGTTGGCTTACTTACCGAACGATTGACGGCGAAATCACAATGGAGGATTGGCGTACTCACGTTCAAAACGTGGCAAACGACTATCCCTATACGCCGCTTGGCGTGCGCTGGCAGGTTAGCCAGTTGACGGCAGAGGTGTACCTTATGATCCTCAACGGCAAATTGCATGAGGCACGATTACGGATTGCCGCCGTGAATGACATTGTTTACGCCGACGGGGCCGAGCTATGGCCGCCTTGTGTGCTAAATTGGCTACGGTGCGCTGTTCTCAACCAATACGCCCTCTATGTTGAGGGTATTCGTATAGACGATTCAGCCGCCCGCATTGTGGAAATCTGGCGCGGCATCGCCCACAAATACGACTGGGACAAATGGCCTATGCGTGTTGACGAGATGATTCACGACATTCGCGCTCTCAACGTTCTCGCCGCCATTTCCCACAAACGAGAAAGCGCCCCTTGGCTGGCACCAAAAAACCTTGTCGGCAACAAAGAGATTTTTCACCGATGCCTTATCAAACTTGGTGAAGGCAACCCAAACGCCTTATTCAAATGAGCGAGATTTCCGACATCCTAGGCGTCACCATCGCCAGCCCTGGCTACTTTGAGCTAGCCAACGAGGCCGCTGCCCGTTTCCGCAAATACTCTAGCCTCGACGCCTTGGTTATCACCACCGACCGCAACGATAGCTACGACATGAAGTACATCTTGCCGTTGCTGGGCACGCGTACACTAATCTTCTTCGATGCAGATCTCTGGTTCATCCGCCAAGTCAGCTTTGCCCGCTTCGCTAACTTGAATGGAATAGCTGCCGTCCAAGACCCCACCCGCCACAGTTTCCACGGCACATTCTGCCTCCAAGACGCCCTCGGCCTCGATATGCCGCCAGACCGCTACGTCAACACTGGCTTTATGGTCATCAATCCGCGCCTACCAGCCGTGGCCGAGGCATTCAGGCTGGCCTCCGCCCTGATGGCCCAGCGCCGGGCTGGCGAGATAAAGACTCTGGACACAACGGAGCAATCGCTTTTAAACGCCGCCTTCTACCGCTCTGGCGTGGACATGCACTTTCTGCCGGATGAGTGGAACTTCTGGCCGATGGCCTGGAAGCACAAGTTTTACGACCGCCTTCCCATGGAGCCGTACTGCATCCATGCCGCCGGAGTGCCCTTGGCCGAGAAGGCCGCCTTTCTGGAGAGGCACCGCGCAGTTTTCGAGGCATGACCTCACACCCGAGCTTGGCCGGTATTGCTGAGCGCAAATCAACATCACTACCTATGATCCCAAATCAAAACTTCGGGCAAGCAATCGAAGCCCTCAAAGAGGGCAAAATCGTCAGCCGTGCAGGCTGGAACGGCAAAGGGCTGTTCGTGTTCCGGCAGGTGCCTTCATCGGTGCCCGCTGAGATTATTCCAAAAATGACTAGCCTCCCGCAGGCGGCGAAAGACAGGCTTGGCAGAACTTGCCTTCCGATCACCTATCAGAATCAGTTCTGCATTGTGTATCCTGACAACTCCCTCCACGGCTGGCAGCCTTCCGGCTCTGACGCCTTGGCGACCGACTGGGAGATCCACGACGGCTACATTGTGGCTAGCGAGACGGTCGGCACTGCCACACCGCTGTAATGCCACAGCCCGCCCGGCCAACGCCCGGCGGGCTTTTTCTTGCCAAAACTTCCTCTTGCCAGTTTCTTAACTACACACAATACTAGAACCAATATGTCCGACACCACGACAGCGCCTTTTGATCCTGCCTCACTTTTGTATGGCAGCCTAGATAAGTCCCCGGAAACGTTTGCCGCCAGTTTCTCCGCCGGGGCCGCTAAGCCCGCGCCCGTGAATGCCGCCCTTATGGCCGACCCGGACGAGGCAGGCGGCCAAGATCCTGCCAACCCTGTGCCAGCCACTGACCCAGGAGCCTACGAACTTCAGCCAGACTCGGCTGTGACTGCCCCCGAAGAGGCCGCCCCAGCCCCATCCGCCGAGGCCGAGGCGGGCCAGCCTGCCCAAGCCGCCGAGCCGGTTGACTTGGCTCCTGTCTTTACGCAAGCCCTCGAAGATTATAACGCCGCCGCCCAAGCAGCCCAAGAGGCCGCGCAGACGTTAGCCGATCTCCAGAACAACGCCGAGGGCATCGCTGAGTTTACGCCTGAGATGGCCGACGCCATGGAGGCCAAGATGAAGGCCCAAGCAGCCGCCGAAAAAGCCTTTGAGGAAATCGGCGATGACTCCCTTGAACTGGCAATGAGCCAGTACCCAGAACTGCGCGACGACAACCATCCCGCCACCTTGGCTGTGAAAAGCCTGCTTGCCGTCAATCCCGAGTTCGCCAGCACTTCCCCAACCGCCGTGGCCGAGTACGCCGCCAACTTGGCCGCCCAGATGCGCGCCAACGCCCCAAAATCTCCCACCGTGCCAGTCAGCCAGCCTCAGCCCGCCCCTGGCCCCGTGCCAGCCAAGGCCCCGGCAGCCCCGGCCTCGTCCAGCGTAGCTATGGCCCAGCGCCCCGCGCCCGGCCAGCCAGCCACGCCTGACATTGTGGCCCAGACAATGGCGGCTGCCAAGGGCGGGAGCCTAGCGGATATTTTCGGCGCTGTTCTTGGCGCTGGCAGTAACGCGATACGAATGTCTTAGAGATAGCGGTTCCCGCAAGGGGCCGACGCCTGTGTGGCGTGACGACAGATTAACAGGGTCCATGAAGCCCTGCGGATCAATCTGTTCAAAAATCACCACCACACTACTCTAATGGCCTCATACGAAGAAATTAACGCGCAGACAGTCGCTGAGCTTGTTGCGCAGTCCCCCACCTACGCCCGCCAGATTCTCTGGGTGTCGAGCATTGCTTTCGACAACGAGCGTTACAACCCGTTCTCCGAACTCATGGGCGGCCTTGGCTCTGTCAAGCCTGTCAAAGAAGTGCTCGACACCTCCAAAGTACGCGGCAACACCATCGTGTTCAGCTCCGAAGCTGGCCTCGGCGGCAAAGGCGTCCAGGGTAACACCAACCTTGTTGGTGCGGAAGAAGTGCGCAAGTACAGCCAGTTTACGCTGACTATCGGCCTGCACCGTCACGCCGTCGCTGAAACCGTCACGACTAAAGACCTGACATTCATCGGCACCACGTTCGACCAATCGGCCCGCCGTGGCCTCAACGAATGGGTGCAGCGCCTTAAGTGCGACTGTATCGAAGCCGTCATGCTTGGCAGCCTTGAGACGTACAACACGCTCTATGCTGGCAACAAGGCGAGCATCAACGCCCTTACCTCGACTGATGTCGTCACCAAAGCCACGATCTCCCAAGCGAAGATCATGGCAAACGGCATCAAGATGCAGGAAATCGAGATCGCCCGTGGCCCCAACGGCCAGCGCATCCTGAAGTACTTCTTCCAGGGCAACGACTACCTGTTTCAGGGCCTCCGCGAAAACTCGACTTGGGAAAGCCTGCTCGCCACTGCTGGCACACGCGGCCCCACCAACTACCTCTTCGCAGGCAACCTGCCAGAGTATGATGGCGTCATGCTCAACAATTGGGCAGTCTCCAACACCGCCGCCGATGCTGCTCAGGGTGCGTTCTGCGCTCCCCGCGCCTACCTCGGCGAAGCCATCCCAGCCAAAGGCACCTCCACGGCGCTTACCGTCCTCAAAGGCGGCGGCTTTAACGGCTCCACGGTGCTTACGACCAACGCCATTGCGAAGACAGCTAACGACTACTTCCGCTACTGGCCCGGCGCTCCGTTCACGGCGTTTGAGCAGACTTTCATCGCCGCCACGGTCACTGACAAGTACCTCATGGTGATCAATGGTTCTGGCGCGGATGCTGGCAAATACAGCTTTTTCCACTACACGACCTCCGACGGTTTCACCCTCGGCGATGTGGGCGGAAGCGACCTGACCCGCCTTGGCTCCACAGCCTCCGGCGACTATGAAACCACGCTCACTGGCTCCACCATCACTTGGGGCACTGCTCCTTGGACGAGTGGCTACCTCACTGAGGGCGTCATCCCCGTGGGCTCGCTGATGATCCCAGTCAACAGCAAGGGCCAGCCATACGTCTGCGGCTACTTCCTCGGCAACAACGCCGTGTATTGCGGCTACGGCACGGTCAACGGCAAGGCCTCAACCGCCATGGGCCAGCGTGTCACCCAGGAGAACGACTACACCAACCGTTTCGGTATCGGTGTCCAGATGGTCTGGGGTGCCACCGCCTACAAAAACGCAGCCCTCATCAAAAACGGCTACATCGTCGTTTACGGTGCCTGGAACGCCCCCGGTATGCCGGAGGTGAGCTAACGGTCACGCCTTGGGGCCGCCTAGCCCACCCGCCGGGCGGCCCTTTTGGCAAACTCAACGCAACCCTCTAGCTACCTACTCTAATGCTCCAGATTACTCCAATTCCAACGAATCCGGCGGACCTGCCAGCCCTTCTCGGGGCCAGCCTGTCCACCAACCACCGCGTTTTTGTTTACGACTCATCCAAGCCATCCGGCGATCCTCGGATCTGTGCCGACATGACCTTGGCTGAGTTTTTCAGCGGCGTGAATGCCCTCGTCAACGCGGGCACGATCAGCGGCCCGCGCTCCGATGTTGTGGAAACCGTCACGGCAACCGTTGGCGGCGCTGCAATCGCGGCAGCCTCCAGCCATGTCACTGTCACCAGCTCCAACGCTGATCACATCGTCATCTTGCCCGCCCCCGTGGTAGGCAAACAGCTTGTGATCAACGTCGCCGCAACTGGCTTCGAGCTTCGCAGCTCCACGCCCGCCAGTATCGCCATCAACGGCGGCACAGGCGCTAGCGCAGAGTCCGCCATCGCCGCCAACTCCACATGCTACCTCACATGCGTCTCCTCGACTGCATGGAAAGGCTGGTTCATGGATGCCGACGGCGACCTTGCCAAGATTGAAGCCGCAGCCTAAGCCGCCCAGCCAAACAATCCAGCAGCCCGGCCTTGCCTTTTTGGCGGGCCGGGCTTTTCATTTATTAGATCACATGACCCCAAGTTGCGCCTTTAATAATGAAGCCTATACATGGACGGCTGCATTTGAATCGTTCAGCGATAAGGCGTAACAGCATCCCGTCTTTGCGTAATCGCCTGATTTCTATTATGTCATCATTGGTGAACTTGGCTAATCCATGCCTCACACCTCTAGCCATCCTTTCAGGACGTTTTCTTGAGTGGTGATTATCGCCGCGAGGAACGCTTTCAGGGTGGGTGTGCCAGCCGTGCCGTAATCCGCGTGCAGCCGCCCCTGGATGTTTGCGCAAACCTTGACTATCACCTTTAGCCTGCCTTCCTTTTCTGCATTTATCATCGGAATTATCCTGGATTGAGCCAAGAAATAAATGGTCTGGGCGTACGCACTGAGGATTATCGCAGTGGTGGCAGATAAACATACCTGGAGGTATTTCTCGATTCCGAGACATCATCCAAGCTACCCGATGAGTTCCCACACGCTTTTGGCGTAAAAAATACTGGCCGTATTTTCTTCCAGGTTTGCCTCCTTGCCATAGCCAACAGTCATTAGATTTCTGAACTTTAGACCAAAAATGATTTCGCTCTTTGTCTGTAAAGTTGACTTCGGGACAGATGTCTGCTTGTATGGGTAACGCTTCATTCATAGCACAATATGGGTGGGGTTAGACGCCGGATTACCTCGCAAAAGGTGTCCGGCGTCGTATTGTAACAGATGCCAACAAGCCATCAAAGGCTTCTTGCTAAACCCCAAAAAATATGTACTGTTCACCAGACATCAGACACCAAAATATATGAGAACTTGTTGGCAGATAACATTCCCGCAACACCCCGGCCAAGCCTTCCCCATCGCCGCCAGCAACGGCCTAACCCTGCCCGTCCGCGCCCGCTCCGACGTGCGCAAAGGCAAAGGCTACCCCATCCGCATCTTGACCCGCGCCGAGTGGGACGACCAGAACAAGCCAGCCGGGCCGTACTTGGCCGCCTACCAGCCCATGCGGCCTGTGCCAGACGTGGACTTTGAGGCCGAGGACGGCAGCCTGCACCCGACGGCGGAGGCCTGCCTTGCCCATGAACTGCGCACGCGCTTTGGCGTGGAGACGTTGGATGAGGTGGAGGCCCAGATGAAGGCCATTGCCAACAAAGCCAAGCTCACGGTGGGCGATGTCGAGGCCGCCCTTTACGACAAAAATGGGAACCCGCCATTCTCAGGCGTCCCTGAAACAATCGCCCCCAGTGGCCCGGTGCCGCCGTCGCACAACACAGCAAGCCCCGAACTCGCGAGCGGGGCAGACGGCAACTCTCCCAGCCCCGCAGAGGCCGCCCGCCTCCTAGCCTCCGCCGTCAGCCAGCGCGGCCTCAAAGTAGCCGAGGCAGCCAAGGCCACCGGCCTGACGCCAGCCCAGGTGCGCGCCACGGCCAAGAGCCTGCCGGGCCAGTTCGCCACGAACGGCGGGCGGGTGTTCCTTGTCAGTTAACCGCTTCCCGCCATGTCCACCCACCGCCCCAAGCTCACCGCCGGAGCCTATGCCGCCAGTCTCCGCGACATCGCCCCCAGCATCACGCCATCCCTCAAGGCCGCCCTAGCCTCCGGCCCCCTCAGCCTAGCCGCCCTCGCCGCCAAGGCCGGGCACAGCTTCCCCGTCACGGCCTCGGCGGTCAGGAGCCAGCCAAAGGCTTTTGCCGAGCGTGGCGGGCTGGTTTACGCGCTCTGAAAAGGCCAAGCGCCGGGCTGGCTGAAAAGGGCTTGCCCACGGCTGGCGTGGCTAGATGTGCGTCCAAGTTTTACGGTTAATAATCGCACAGATGACTGGTTGAACCACTCCAAACTGTGCAGCAAGGCGGCTCTGGCTAATACCGCCAGCTGCATATCGGGCGCGGATTTCAATAACCTTGGCGTCAGTAAGTTTGGCATGACCTCTTTTAGCCCCGCGTGCAATTAATTCAGGGTTAAGGCGTGCATAGTGATTGGCTCCACGCGTTTGTCTTCCTTTAGTGGTCTTGTCTTGCATATTATCTGCCTGTGTGCCGATAAAAAGATGATCAGCGCGGCAGCAGGCCGGATTATCGCACCGATGGCAGACGCAAGTCCCGTGGTGGCTGTCATTCCTCTGGATCTGACCATTGGCAATAGTCCATGCAATTTGGTGAGGTTTGCGAATGCGTCCCCGCAAATGAAATTGCCCATATCCGTGCTGATCTTTATAAGCTGTCCAGAGCCAGCACGGACTCTCCATGTGCGGCATTGTGGGGCCAGCTTTGTTGATCTTGCTCCAAAATCTCGCCTCGTCGGTGGTAGTGAGCTTGATTTCTTTGCGTGTGCACGGCACTGTTTGAGTAGCTTCAATCATATCAAGGGTGTGTTTGAGGTTAGCGCCGTGCGGAGTTTCTACCTCCAATCGGCGCGACATTCTAGCCAACAGCACAGCCAACGCAAGCGAATTGCCTCTTGCCGTCAAGAAGCGAGCGAGTAACATGGAACCAATGGCGATTGTCCAAACAATTACAAACGAACTACTTGGCATGTGCGGCCTTGAGGATGTGTCGCATGGACCTCCCAACTTAGAGGCCCGAATCTTGTCTGACCTGAATAGAGGACTCGAACATGTTGGAGAGTCAAATCCAGCCGTTTACTATCAGGTGCGACCAGATCAAGCTGAGGTAATTCGCCCACCCACCACGGTATCGTTGACCTGCACTCAATACAGTAAAGCTGTCACGTTTACATCTGGTTACAATAGTGCATTCATGCCGGGCTGCGCAATCCTCATTAATGGCGATAGTACTCTTAACCGCATTGAGGACGAATCAAGCCCATCGGCACCTTCACTTTCTCAGCCATACATGGGAGCATCGGGCACGGTGCAAGCAGTAGTGTACCACGATTGGATCTCTGTTCCTGTTGGAGTTAGAACGGTCATGGACCCCGTTTCTCTCGACAAGCAAACTATCCTTCTGCCCGCCCAAGGTGCGTCCGACTTGAATATGGGCTGGATGAACTACAGCATGGACTTTGACCGCCGCTACGCTGGGCTAGTGCTGGCCTTGCAAAAGCAGGTGCAGCTAGCCTCCCGATACTGGCCCTACGCCCAGATGGTGCTCGGCACGCTTCGCGGCGGCCTCATGCTAGACACGCTGCCGGGCGAGGCGCACAAGCTCGTCTATGACGCCAAGAAACTTGTGTTCGCCCCGGTCACGACGCTGGCAGACACGCGGGCAACCCTAATGCCCCAAAACAAGGACGTTGAGATCCTTTTGCCCGTGGTTCGGTGGTTTTTCGCCAGTTATCAGTTTTGCAGCATTCCAAAGACGGAACTCCAAGACGACTACACCCTAGCCATGACCAAGGCCGCCCAGCTTACGATTGCCGGGAACATCCAGAAACGCTACCGCTACAGCCAACAGAGATAATGGGAGCGCAACTTTACACACACGATGTCCGCGAGTTTGGTACTCTGGCGAGTTCAATTGAGTCAACCGACATGGGAGGGCGGCTACAACGCGCCATCAACACACTGCTCCGCCCAACTGGCGCAATAAAAGGCATTCCCAAGTACACCCGACTCTGGGCCACGTTCTCCAGCGAAACCGCCGCTACTAAGATCCGCAGCCTGCCCTTCACTGGCTACCCGTCCGGCGTGGGCGTGGACGGGGCGGCCAGGACGGCCAATAAGACAGTGCTGGTGCGCGTCTATCGCCAGGGCAAGAACTTTATCCTCTTCTACGACCTCACCCAGAGCAAGGCACGCGGCCTCTTTTATGGCGGCGATGACGGCAGTTTCACCTCCGGCAACTACGACTTCGCCGCCGGGCCGCCCACCTGGGAAGTGCTGGCCGTGGGCTTCGACGCCAACGCCCGCTTTTATGGCAAAAGAACGGCGACACAATTGATGCTCTCCAACAACGTGGACACGCCCGGCATCTTCCAGCTAGGCCGGACGGCCACGCCGGGCAAGTGGCGCTCGGCAGGCAGCAACGTCCAGCCAGCCACGCCAGTCATCAGCCGGGCTACGCCTGCGGGCACCAGCAACGTGCAGGCCAAGTGGGCCTTGCCGGGCTCGGCTGGCTCGGCGGCCTTCATGTTCATGCCCGTGGTGGCGACGGACTACGTTTACAGCTACACAGCGTCGGCGACGTGCGTTGTCTCGGCCTCGGCCAACACGCTGGCCGTGTCGGGCTTCCTGCCCACGGAGGGCATGGCTGTTTTGCTTGTGGCGACCTCGGCCCCGGCTGGCCTCACCAACAACACGCTCTACTATTGCAAGTCCGTGTCTGGCACGACGACAAGCCTAGCCGCCACGGCTGGCGGGGCTGCCATCGACATCACCAACGCTGGCTCTGGCGTGGTGCTCTACCAGCTTTTCGGCCACGGCTACTCCGACGCCCAGGCCGTCACACTCACGACCTCGGGCACGCTGCCAAGCCCGCTTGCCACGGCCACGACCTATTACATGCGGGATGTGGGCACCAACGTCTTTTTCTTCAAACTGGCGGCCACGGCTGGCGGCGCGGCGATCAACCTCACGACGGCTGGCAGCGGCACGCAAAGCATTGTGCCGACAGGAACAGCGGTCAGGGCGGGCACGGCCACGCTTACGTTCACGGCAGACGGCACGCTTTATCCAGGGGCGTCCGGCAACAACCGCATTCAAGTCGCCATCCAGCAGTCAGCCTACGCCACATCGATCAGCTCCACCCTCTCCGGCAGCGGCACGACGAGCAACCCGTACCTCTACACCATCATCACGGGCAGTTCCGCGCCCATCAACTCCACCGACGCCGTGGTGGCCTATGTCAACGCCGACACCCGCGTTGTGGGCATTCTGGAGGCCGCCAAGTCCGCCGCCGATGCCACAAGCGATACGGGCAGCTACGGCCCGGCCTTCTTGTCGGGCGGCCTGGGGGCAGGCACGTCGGAGGGGCTGACATCGCAGACTTGCACGGTGTATCTGCGCTATTTCGACTCAGGCACGGAGCGGCTGGGCTACGAGGGCATCAGCTCCGACATCTCCAACACGATCATCTTGGACGAGTCCACCCGCTCTGACATCCTAGTGACTATCACGCCAGACCCGGCTGCCGAGGGCGGGCGGTTTGATTTGATCAGGGTGTATTTCCAGTTTGGAGAAGGCACCGCCGCCGTGTGGTCATTTGTAGGCGAGGTGGCAAATACGTCTGGCACAAAGACATTGCAGGTCGGCACGAATACAGAAATCGGTTCCGCAATGTCAGTGGACCAAAATAGGCCTTTGCCGTACAAGGATGTTGTGATGGTGGGCGGCCAGACTTGGTTCGGTGGCGGTCTTGATAATCCCGACCTGCTTTATGTCTCCAAGACCGCAACCGACGACGAGATTTGCCCAGAAGGCGCATATTCGCAGGAACCAGAGCTTGTCAGTTTAGCCCGCCAGACCAGCCGCCTACGAGTGACGGCGCTTTATACGGATGATTACCGGCTCCACGTCCACACCAACAACGGCGTGATTCTACTGAACCCGTCCGATCCGACAGCCGACAAGCATATCCCGCAGGTTACGGTGGGGGCGCTCAATCCGGCGTGCATCACAGATTATGAGAACTCCAAAATCTTCTTTTTGGGATCTGACCTGCAAATCTATGAGTTTAGCGGTGCCCGCTACGGACGCCGAAACATTGCCGCTAGCACCAAAGATGCCATTGAGTACATCCTCGATATTGCCAACATCGACCGTATTGGGCAGCAACCTGATAGGGTTAATACATATATTGACCTCCGCTCGGAGATCTACTGGTATTCGTTCCCTGGACAAGACAACACGTTGACTAGCTTTGCGTTTGATTTCCAAAACAACGGAGTCGTTGGCGAGTTCACATACCCTAAAGTCTTTTGCGTGGCAAAGATGGAGGCAGAGCGCCCTGAAACTGTTTTCTGCGATGAGGACGGAAACCTGTTTTTTATGGACTCGCGCCAACAAAATGACAGTGGGGATGAGCTTAGCACTAGCTCTGCTTACACTCCGCACGCCATCGCCGATCCAATACCCGTTGGCTTAGCCGGATACGGCTACGTTGACCGTGGCGGTTTCCGCTATTACCAAGCCTATCAGGCGGTAATCGAAACAGGTTTTATTGACCTCGGGCGCTTGTCCAGCTTCAAACAGTTCACAGGGTTGATCCTTAGCACCGTCAAAAATAGCCGTGCATTCCTCGACATTGAACTTGTTAATAAAAGCGGGTTTACTGTTTCGAGAACCGTAAACGACCTGTATTCAACAGGAACACAGCAACTTAGGAAAGTAATGGCTCAACTTGGAGGCGAAGCAGTAAAAATCCGCTTTACCATTACCTCAGCAGAACAAAGCCCGTGGGTTATTCGCAATCTGTCCCTGCTTTACCGCAGCGCAGGGCAACTCTAGGCAGTGAGGCTCCACAGCCAAAGCACCAGCCGCCCCGGTAGGCCCGCCCGCCGCAGTACGGGCATTTGCTGATAGCGCCCTGCCGTTCAATCGGCACGCTTGGCTGGCCTTGCAGAGTGGATGGACGTAGGATAAACGCTGCATCCCGATTTACTGGCGTGCAGTGATGGACGAGCGCATTCATAGCCTAGCCCGCCACCTGCGAGTCGGCAAATCCCGCCCAGCCGGTGCCGTCGCCAATCTGCCCGTCCACGGCGAGGCCTACCTTGGCGGCCAGCTCGGCCTTGATGCCGGAGGCGGGGAGGCCGGTGCGGTATTTGGTGGCGACGAGGGCGAGCATGTAGGCAAGAAGGCCCTCGGCCTCGGCAGGCTGGAGCGGGGCTAAGGCGGCGGCTACGGCGGAGAAGGCAGTGTCGGTGGTGGTGGGGTCAGTCATGGGGTTGTGTGGGTTTACACCATACGGGTGAGTGATATGTCGTCAATTCGTTGGATGATCCGTACTGTTACACCCAAGGAATAGATCCCCCTGGGCGAGTTCTCTCTGGATGCGGTCCAGTGCCGTGGCGTAGTGCACCGGATCTTTTTCGATGCCCACGAAGCGGCGTCCAGTGCGGATGGCGGCGATGCCCGTGGTGCCGCTGCCCATGAACGGATCAAGCACCACCGCACCGGTTGCGACTGCGGCGCGTTCCATGCACCATGCCATCACTTCGATGGGCTTGAGCGATGGATGCACCGAGTCACCAGCTTCGTTGATGCGCGATGCGGGCGGGAAGCATTTGCGATATGCATACACCCCGTATCCGCCTTTCATCCACGCGAGTTCCGCGACACTCAGGAACTTCCCAAAGGCGGGATCGAGGCGCTTGATCCACACCAGCGTCGTCCCCACTGGCAGGCGCTCCGCGTAGTGGTTGCAGCCGAAGAGAACCACCTTGGGATATTTCAGCCACGGCGCGGGGTCGAATGGTTCCGTGTCGCCGATGATTTTTGGATGATCGCGCCCCGGCCCAGTTGTGATTGTAGGGTGAGAGAAGCGGCGAGAGTCAGTATCCCAGCTCATTCCGTAGGGCGGATCTGAGATTACTGCGTCCACGCTTTCCAGTGTCGGCGCAATGGCCAAAGAGTCCCCGAGATACAGAGTCACCCGGCCGCACAAAGATGTGTAACAAGGACCTGATGGCAACGGCGATAAGCCGTTGCCTGCATTCGGAGTCTGTTTGCGCCGTGCCATAGGTCAATCGTTCCCCTCCTCCCGCCACCAGAGCCCGCCCTGGGCGAGCCGGGCGTCGGCCTTGGCCTGCCGGGCGGCGGCAGCGCGGGCCTTGTTGGCTTGGCAGGCGGCGAAGATGGCGGCTAAGCCAGCCTCGGCTCGGGCGATGGGGCAGGGCTTGGGGGTGGTCATGGAAGCGCGTGCGGAAGTTCATCAAAAGAACAGCCTAGCTCGTCGCAATGGCTGGTGGCTTTTTGGGCCGCCAGCCGGGCCTCTTCGGCCTGCAAGGCTGCCCTAGCTTGGTTGCGGCGGCGTATCACGTCACGGGGCACGGCCTCGCCGCTTTCGTCTTCGTGCTCGTCTGCGGCGCGCCATGCCGCCACGGCCTCGGCGTATTCTGCCCGGAGGCGGGCCAGGGCGGGCGGCGGGCTGGCGGGCAAGGGAAAGAGGGCGTCTTCGGTGGTCATAGTGTCGGATGTCTGGGGTTACATGCTGTCAGTCCAATGGGATTCGTCTGGGCTCAACTCCCTTATAGTGTACCTCGGGCCGTCAAAAATGCACGGGATTTTTTCGCCTGCCGCAAAGCCTCGGGCCAGCTCTACCCGCAGAATGCGCCGGTCCTGCACGATCTCGGGCGGCGTGGCCGACTTGCCAAAGCCTCCCCGGCCCTTCTCGGCGGGCGGCGTGAAGTGCTGGAGGCGAAGCCAGCACTCGCAGTCAAAGGCTAGGCTGCGGCTTTCCCTAACTTGGCCCTCGTCGTTCTCCTGGGAGACTACGATAATGGGCACGGAGTAGGTCTTGGTGGCGTTGCACAGGCTGCCGGAGATGTGAGCTAGCTCTTGTTCCCGGCTGCCAAATCGCTCACGACTGCGGATCTTGCCAATTAAGTCCACCACGAACAACCCGGCCCCGCGCTCCACCTCCATGCGGATGTCGGCAACGATGTCCTCGACATACTTCCCTGCGGCATTGTCGATAAGGAGCACCTTGCCAATATCGGCCACAAGCCGCTTCTGGGCTTCCGCATACTGCTCCTGCTGCCACCTCTCTTTAAGGCCATGCCGGTCCATTGAGCCCGTGATGCAGCTCGGATGAGAGTCTTGTTTTACAATAGCCGATGATAAGATGCGCCCCGCATAAGACCGCCTACCGACTTCGTTCGTGTAAACCTTCGTGCGGACTCCACGGCGGGCGGCATGAACGGCCATATTGCCGGTGAGCACCGATTTACCTGACTTGGTAGGTCCGGTGACAAGCCAGTACTCATCCGAGCCAATCCCGCCACAAACCTTGTCCAGAGTCGGAATGCCGGTCGGTATCAGCGGATTCTCCCCCGACTGTAACCGCTCCGTGAGCTTGCCCATGTAGTCCATGTGCTCCATCAAGCACTCTTTCAGGCTGGCCGTGGTGTCGCCCGAGTCCGCGTAATCGCCAAGGAACGCCTGCACCGTCTGCCCGGCCAAGTTCAGGCTGCCCCGCACGCCGTCTGCCGTGGTGTCTGCCCGGCCCTCGGCAAAGGCGGCCTGGATGCCGTGGAGGGCCTTGGCGTAGCCGTGAATGGCTTGGCGGAGCTTCCAACGGCCTACGAGGTCGGTGAGATAGTGCTCAAAGTGGGTAGCGGAGGGGATGTAAGTAAACAAATCCATCATCGCTGCTGGGCCTCCAACGGTTTCCAGTTTCTTCTGATCTCGTAGCCGATTGGTGAGCAACACAGGGTCAATAGGCAAGCCTGCCTCTTCCATCGTCAAAAGCTCCACATACACGATGCGGTTGACCTCCTGATAAAACGCATCCGGCCTCATGCGCTGCCGGGCATGGCGGAGGCGGGCGGGCTCCTGCATGAGGGCTGAGAGCACGCTTTTTTCGCTCTCGTCACTCCATGGTAAGGGCTGGTTGAGAGCGCCAAGGATCTCTTCGGGCTTGGCGTCTGGTTTTGGGCGGCGGGCTGGCTCGGGCATCATCGGCGTGGGGCTTGGTAGGTTGAGTGGTAGGCCACAAGGCGGCTCCAGGCCGAGCAGAAGGCGGCTAGGCTGCCGGTCTGGCGGACGCAGGCGTTGGCGAAGGCGTCTTGGCGAGCAGTTTTCCAAGACCACTGGATGCCGTCGCGCCATGCCTCGGCGGTGAGGTCTGGAAGCGAATGAAGTAAACGTTGTAGTGCAAGATGGTCATCATCTTGTGTCGGGTAAACGGATTCGGTGAAGTCTTTGTAAATCTCCGAAAACACCGCTAAAAAGTCATCTGTGCGCTCATCTGGGAAAAGGCTGGTTTCCGTATCGGGCTCGCGTAGGCCTTGCCAGCCTTTTGTGATCGTGTGGTTTATCATGGCAACAGCTCGGCGTTCACCAATCGCTTTCAACCCGTCAAGTTGCTTTTGGATCTGGGTAGGCTTGAGCGGCTTGCGAATCTCTTTGCGATGGTTCACCCAATCCCGCCAAGCTTGGGAAAACTCCAGCGATGGGAAAGGGAGGATTGTCAAATCTCCTTGTTCCCTGTTCCCTTCCTTTCCTTGTTCCCTTCCCTTCCCTTCCGCTTTCCCCGCGTCATCATCGCGTGGAGCACGCGTGGTTGACGCGTCAACCCCTTCATTCGTAACGCATTGTGACGGATCAGGTAAATCTGACTCACGCTCGCGATTATTGATGACCTGATGCTTTACAAACGAAGGAATAAAGCCAAAAACACCCGTGCCCGACGTGTAGCGAACGATAAAACCACGCGTGATCAACGCGTCAAGAACGCGTGAAAAATCAACGCCATCGTATGGCAAGATCTGAATCCCAAGGCGACGAGGCTCCCATTTAAAACGTCCCTCACGGTCGGCGGCACACCATAAGCCAACAAACGCTAAACGTAACGGCAGTTTCGTTTCCTTCTCTGCGTTGAACAGTTCTTCATGCAAAAAGAACTCCGGTTTTATGGTGCGGATTCTCATTCAAGTTCAAGTCCCTGTTCTAAAGATTTGGCCTCTGCTGCATCCAGCGTTCCCATCAATAAACGAACTAAGCTAAGAGTGGAAAGGCGAAGATTAGCCACATCCGAACCTTTGGCCGATTCAGAGCGAATACGCATCAAGGCATCATTCCAATCATCAAGTTCAGAAACAAGAGAAATGAGCTTTTCTGAACAAAGCAACTCATGGAACAGCGCACACCGCTTAACTGAAGAGGCTGTAGCAATCCCAAAGCTCACACGCATAGCTTCAATCTTGGTGTGGCACTTCTCACAAACCGTAATCAACGATTCGTCGGGATAGTCCCAAGGATCTCGGCCAGACCTATAATACGAATGATGCACATTGAGGGTATCGCCCTCAATTTTGCAGTGAGTGCAAAGAAACCCATCGCGCTCCATGACTTTCAGGCGTTTTTTTTGCCAACGTGGATCGCGTAATTTTTCGGAGTAGCTTTTAGCCATAATGTTAGAAGGCCCCTCCTCGCTCTCTGTGCTGAAACACGGCACACACTAAATGCGGCTCACAAAGAGGGGAGGGATTTGATAATTCGCTTCCAACAAAGGCTCTAGTTTCAGTTAGAACCCACTTCGCCACCAGCCCGATAAGGCCAGCGGCAGGCCAAGCCTACGCCAAGCCCGGCCCGGCGTCAAGGCTGGGCTCGCCTATTCTGCACTCGGCGGTGTAGAGGTAATCTAGCGACTCAAAGCGCGGCAAGGCCTCGCAGGGCTTGGCAAAGGCTGAATCTACGCTCAAGACGCGGTTGTTGGGAACGGCGGCAAACCAGCCCGCCTCAACCTGTAAAACGTGGAGCTGCTTGTGCTGCTCGAAATCATCCGCCAAGGCGTTGCCGGCGAAGTCGAGGGTGAACAGGTAGCGGGCGGGCAGGCGTTCGGGGTGGCCTTCGATCCCCCGCACGTTGAGAAGCTGGGCATTGCCCCGCCGCCACAAGGCAAACTCATGCACGGCAAACGTGGGCGAAAACGTGTCCCACGGCTGGACAAGCTCGGCGTCTGGCACCGGGCAAGGCTTCCAGCACAAAGCCTGAATCGGCAGGCAAAACATGGCACCAGCCAGCTTAGGCTCGTCAAACCTCACCTGAAATTGAAGGCTTGCCGCTTCCTGGCAGCGGACCCCGAGAATGTGGGCGCGGAGGTATTGGCCTTGGTGGCGTTGGTGGTTCTGAGTGAACTCGGCGCGGACTAGGCACCGGATGACTTGTGGAGTGTCGGAGAGAATGAAAGGCATAGCGTTGAGCTTCGTTAGTCATGGTTTGCGGATTTGGCTGCCTCGTAGGCGGCGAGAGCGGCCTCAGACCATTCCCAGATGTCATCAACACAGCCTTTGGCATGGTCGTCAGCGTTAGTTTCGATGCTTTTATCCATCGCTCGATTTTTGCAATCAGTTAGCGCCCTTGCCAGCCCCTCCGCCAAGGCCTGCCACTTGGCTAGCTCCTTGTCGTGGAGTTCCTGCAAGACCGCGAAACCCGAGTCCCCATGCTTCACTGCCGCAATTTCTTGCCATAGTTCTACACGCTCCTGTTTGATCTTGGCAAGCTCCACCGCTTGCTGCTGGATTGTCTGCACATCTCTGGCGGCTGCGTGAAGGTGCGACGTGCGGGCCTCTTCGAGCCGGGCCAGAAGTTCATCATTATCAGCTCGGAGCCCCGCGTTAGCGGCCTCAAAGCCGACAAGCTGGCTGCGGGCCGTGGCGTAAGCTGCTTGGCTGGCGGCTAGCTCGCGTTCGCAGTCTTGTAGCAATTTCTGCATGTATTCTGGTGAGTGCTTCATAGGTGTTTAGGAGTTGAGTGCTTTAATGCGTTTAGGCTGCCGCTTGGCCGCCTTCTTTTCGGCTGCCGTCATCGGCCCAACGGCCTCGGCAAGCTGGGCCATCCACTCGGGTGTGAGGCAGTAATCAAGGTGTAGAAAGTTGCCGATTCGGCTATCAGGCCAGCCAAGGCGGCGGCGGAGCGTGCCCCGGTCGAGCTTGTGGCGGGCCATCTTGCCCTTGATGTGCCCAGCAAAGGCCCGGACGGCGGCTAAACGGTTCAGGCGGGCGGAGGCCTCGGCGGCTTTGGCGGCGGTGATGGCCTCGATAAGTAGGGCGGCGGGTGTCATGGTGTCGGGGTGTCGGTGATGAGGCTGGCGGGATGCCAGGGTATCGGGTGATTCGGTTTTTCTGGGATGCCTCGATAGCTGCATTGGAGCCAGCCAAGTTCAAAGGCTAGATCCGGCTGGGCGTGGCAGCCCTCATGGCAGGCGTGGCAAAGCAAGACGACTCGAAACAAGTTCTCGCGCCCCCTGCCCCATGGATGGTGAGGCTCTAGGCCAGCCTTGTGCCCGCACTTGGCGCAAACCCGCCTGCCCTGCCAGCCGTCCACCATGGCGTGATAACGCGCCAGCCTATCGGCCTGCTTGGCGCTTACCGGGGCCAGCCGGGCTTTGCGTTTAAGGTAGCTTCGCTTCATGGCCGTTGTGTTTGATCTCCGCCGCCTTAGCCTTGGCGGTGCAGCCCTTGGCCGGGCATGGCTTTAAAAGGCCTGTGCCCGAGTTGGCGAGCCGCTGGCCTCGGCCCAGGCAGGCCGGGCAGGTCTTGAGGGGGTGCGTGGTCATGGGGCGACGGGGACGATGTAGGTGATGTCAAGAACCCGCCCGCTGGCGTTCCAGCTAAAGCCAAAGTGAGGCGTCATTGATCCGCAATAAATCGGCTTTACAAATAACCGGCAAGGAACCTTGCGACTCAGCGGGAACTCGTCAGCATAAAGCATTGTCCAGCCATCGGGGACAAGTGACTCGTCGGCGCGCTGCGGGTTATGATAGGCGCGGAGCCGGTATGGGTGTGGTGTTGTCATGGTGTCGGATGTCTGGAATGCAATTATAACAGTAAACGTCTAATCGCGCAACTCCGGCGTGATTGTAACTTCCAGCCGTGGCCGGTCCTTGTCCTTGTGCATCTCGGGGCGCTCCGGCCAGAGGTCTTTGTCATCCAAGATAATCTTGGCATCCTCGAAACCATCCAGCACCGCCTTGCACCTGTCCAGCAAGTTCATGGGATCGGGAAAACTCAGAGTCGGGAAATACGCCACCACCTTCACGCTGGCCTTGCCCCAGCCCGGCGCAGGCTTGCCAGCCAAGGCCTCCTTGGCTAGCAGGCAGGACGAGGCCCGGCAGGCTTTGACGAGGGCGGCCCGCTGCCTCCAATAAACTCTTCCGTTATGGGCAAGTTTGGGTGAAGGAATGGGGACAGTGATGGTCAGGCTGGTCATGGGAGGTGTTTCCAGTTTCTGCGTAGGACAATAAGGCTGATGGCTGCTTGTGTCACGCCGAACAGCGAGGTAAGGCGACTTTGTGACATTCCGTTAGCGTAGAGTCTGCGGATCTCTAAAACATCAGCAGCGGTGAGTTTAACATTGCTTGCCGACTCGCCACGCGGAACGCATTCAGGCTTAGTACGTGAGCTATGCCGATCTCCACAAGCTTTATTTCCTCGCCCCTTGTTCAGCATGTCGCGTACGTTGTCAGCATTCGTGCCAATGAAAAGATGATGAGGATTTACGCAGGCTGGCGTGTCGCACTTATGCAATACGCAGATTCCATTATGACCATCTCGCGGTATGGGGCCATTTGTGAAGAGCCACGCTAACCTGTGAGCAAGGTTGTGTTTTCCGCCTGCCCAAGCTCGCCCATAACCACCCTGTGTTCCCGCCGTCCATATCCAGCACGGGCTATCCATGTGCGGCATTGTTGGGCCATTTCTATTGACCTTCGCCCAGAATCTCGCCTCATCTGCGGGTGTGGGGTTGATTTCGTCATGTGCCAGTGGCACGGTTGTAGTAGCTTCGTTCATAGCGATAATATGGATTGGAGTTAGCGCCGTCGTGAAGTGTCTAGCTTCCGGCGGCGTGTTCATAATAACACATTACCGCCAATCCTCAAAGAGAATTAGCGCGACGATACCATTTGCAAACTAAACGGTATGCGTTAGAGTTGGAGTCAACCGCGCAACAGCGGCCAGACATCCTATGATTACACCACTCAGCGCGCTGGAGCTTATCCCAGATAATAACGACTTGGAGGCCGTCGAAGTGAGGCTTCTCAAACTGGACCCACCAAAGCCCTTTGGGCAAGGCACCATTCAAAGCGCCTACGCCGAGGACGCCGCAGGCCACAAGGCTAGCCTGCGTTTTGTGGATTACGAGCCGTTGACTCAAGATTGGGTAGGTCCGTGGGCTCGCATTTCTGCCACCCGCAACGGCAAAAACGAACTCACTGGCCTTACCGTTGACTCGTATAATGGGAGGAAGCGTATCAACGCAAAAGGAGTCGACCAGCATGGCCGCCCACGCACCGTGATTGAATGGCTCGAAGGCGTTCCTGCCGCCCCAGCCCAGGCGGCCCCGCCAGCCCGCCAAGGCCCGCCAGCCCACAGGACGGATATTGTGTACGACAACCACCCCCAGCAGCCCGCCCGGCCAGCCATGGGGCCGCCACCGCGCCAGTCAGGCCCGCCACCCCAAGCCGCCCGCCTTCCGCAGCAGCCACCAACCCAGCCTAGCAGGCCGCCTGTGCCTGCCGGTCCGCATGGCGCTACGGTGGGGATGGCCGTCAAGGAGGCGTTCACGGCGCTCGTTAAGGGCGTGAGGCCCGAGGCCATCGCCGACGAGGTGCGCAACCGCGTGTTCTGGCAGGATGTCCACCAGTGCGCCTCCGAAATCTTGCACGTTTGCAAGGCTTTGGAGTCTGGCGACATCGCCCCCAGCATCGTAACCGCCGCTTTGCCGGACTATCCAGCCGAGGAAGCTGCCGCACAAGATGAACCTTGGCCCGAATAAACAATTATGCCACTGGAGCATCTCGCAATCACCCAAGCTCAACAACTCTACAAATTAGCAGAGCAGAATCTTCGTTTTGAGGTGTCTAAAAAATACCCTCCTGGGACTATTATAACCTGCCTTCTTAAAGGTGTTTCAACAACTCTAAAGGTAGAGCGTCCTTGGTGGGATCCCGACCCATCCATGATTTATGGATACAACATCAAAACAGGGAAGAACCGGCAAGTTTCGGCTACTTCAGAAAGCGCCAACATTGTTACCATCTCTACCCCATGAATGACTTCCACCTCATCCCCACCGCCAGCCCCCGCCCGGCCAAGCCCGCCCGCCGCCAGTCCAGCCTCAGCCAGCTAGCCCTGGTAACGCTAGCCGTGTGCGGGCAGATGACCAAGCCCGAGTTGGTGGCCGCCATGGTCGCCCGCCGCAAGGAGGCAGGCAGGCCCGCCCACTCGCCGAACATCTACGCCCGCCTCCGCGCCCTTGTGGCCGCCGGGCAGATCGAGGCCAAGCGCCAAGACTCGGCCACTTGGCTTAGCCTGCCCGGCCACAAGCTCGGCAAGCGGGGCCGCCGCCATGTCTTGCAGGGCCATGCCGTCGTTAGGCGGGGCAAGGCCCGCTTTGAGGCCAAGGCCGAGGGCTGCCCGGCTTATTCAGGGACGGCCACTCTCACCTTCATCAAGCCATGACACCACCCACCAGTAAAGAATTTGCCGATTTGTTGCGTGCTTGGCGCTCCGATAACGAGTTTAGCCAGCGTGATGCAGCTCAAGTCCTCGGCATAAACAAACGCACGTTGGAGAATTGGGAGCAAGAGCGCGCAATGATTCAAGGTTACGGCTTGCAACAACTGCTTCGCAAACTCCACCAGAAACGCACTAAACTGCCACGCCTATGATACTTAAAGATGAGTCCGCATTCAAAGCATACTACGTCTGTTTTGAGCGCCCCCCAGGAAGCGAAATCTGGACGTTGGCCTATCGTCGTCCTAGCACCGTGTTCATTTCAATGAACCGAAAGGACGCCGCGACTTTCGCCAAACAAGTAACCGAACGTAGGGGCAACTGTTCCCGAGTTCACCGCATTCTACTTCCAGCGGCTACCGACGAGCATCTATATGCTGATATTGACTTCTAACACCACACCACCATGAAAAATACATACATCTCCTCCACCTCTCTCGACTCCTTCGCTGGCCGCACCCGCCGCCACGACTTCAAACCCGGCACGAATCTCGTTATCGGAGCCAATGGCGCGGGCAAAACCACCATCGCCAACGCCTTGTCCTTCGTCCTCTCCGGCAAAGTGCCCGGCCTGCCCAAGACCAACGGTGGCATCATGGACGCCCTCGGCTCCGGCCTGCGCATGGGGGCCAGCCTCGACATTGGCGGCAAGACCTACGACCGCAGCCTCACCCGCTCAGGCAAGTCGGTTAAAGGCGAGGCCAAAAGCCCTGCCCCTGCCGACCTCCTGCCCCCCGTCATGCTCGACCTTGAGCCTTTCTTGGCCGCCTCGCCCAAAGTCCGGGCAGGCATGATCCTTGGAGCCTGCGGCGACGACGTGCCCGCCAAGCTCCGCGCCTTGCTGGCGGAGACAGGGCTGGAAAAGCTCACCGGCACACTCAAGGCGTTTGACGATGTGCAGGAGTGGCTAGCCAGCGTGGAAGACATCGCCAAGGCCACCGCCACCGGCTACACCGCCAGCATGAAGGACATGCGCGGCACCCTGGCAGGCATGGAGATCCTCGACACCTCCGCGCCCGTCCACACCGGCCCGCCCATCTCCGAACTCCGCGCCAACGTCTCCCGCCTAGAGCGCGAGATTGCCACCCTGACCGGCGAGGCCAACGCCATTGCCAGCCGCCCGGCCCCCGTCCAGCCCCCAGGCGAGCGCCCCAACGGCACAGCGGAAGCATTCGAGGCCCAGTTAGCCGACGTGCAAGCCAAGCTCCGCACCGCCCAGGCCGACCTTGCCCAGGCCCAGGCAGACCGGCAGGCATGGGACCGCTGGCAGGCCGAGCACGGCAGGCTTGAGGCCAAGCTGGCAGAGGCCCAGGCCGCCTATCAGGTGGTGGCGGACGGGTGGGAGCCTTTGGACGAGGCAAAGTTCAAGGCTGACATTGACGAGTTGCTGATTCAGTCTGACCGCCTGCAAACCAAGCTCAATGCCGCCAACAACGACGAGCTTACCGGCAAAGGCACTTGCCCTTGTTGCGGAGCTTTGGCAGTGCATTGGAACCGCGAAGCAGCCGAAGAGTCAGACGTTGCAGGATGGGAGGAAGCGATGAAGCAAAATGCCGACCGCCTCCAAACTCTTCACAGCCTTATTCGCCAAGCCGCCGCCGTCACCCGCGCCTCCGAAGCCGTGCTCCGCGCCAATCAGGCCACCCTCGACCACATCGCCCCAGCCCCCGACCAAGGCGCAGGCATCACAGAGGCCGACATCCAAGGCCTACAAGACGCTTTCGCCGACCTCACCGAGTCCGCCGACGCCCTCACCGCCGAGGCCCGCCGAGCTAGGGCTTGGGACGCCTACGCCAAGGCCGACGAAGGCCGCCTTGTGGCAAGCCTCCGCGCCGACCGTATTGCCGAAAACGTCACCGAACTCTCCGAGCAACTTGACGCCGCCCGTGGTGCCCTCGCTACCGCCGAGGCCCGCCAAGCCGCCCAGGCCCAGGCCGAGGCCCGGCAGTCCACCCGGCGGCAGGCCGAGGAACGGCTGGCCGGGCTGGAGAAGGACGAGGCGGCCTTCAAGGCGGCCCGGCTGGCTTGGGATGCCGGGGTGAAGGCCATTATGGACCACGCTTTGCGGGGCGTGTTGGACGTGTGCCAGACGTTCACGGAAGGGCTGTTCGCCGCCCCGCTTACCGTGCATGATTTGCAGCTCGGCAGATACGAGGGCAGTGTGTGGGTGCCTTTTGACAGCTTCTCAGGCAGCGACAAGCGCATTGCCACCGCCGCCATCCAGGCCGCCTTGGCTGCCAATCACCAAGGATTTAAGCTCGTTATTGTGGACGAATTTGGCGTTGTTGATCCAAGCCGCAAGCCTGCCGTCTTGGCGAATCTGGCCGCCGCCGTGGAGGCCGGGCTTGTGGATCAGGTCATTGTCCTTGATAACCGCGACATCGACGGCGTGCCAGCCGAGGTAAATCAGATCAGGCTGTAATACAACTTGCAACAAAACCCGGCTACGATAAAGTAGCCGGGATGAACTCCAATGAATCCAGACATCAAGCAATACCTTTCTCAGATCGGGAAGAAGGGCGGGAAAAAGTCCAAACGCAGTCTCTCACCGGAACAGGCCAAGGCGATGGTCAGGGCACGGGAGGAGAAGCGGAAAAGTGGGCAGAAATAGCCGATTATGAAGGCTTATACCAAGTGTCATCATTTGGGCGCGTGCGTTCTATGCAGCGAGTGCAGCCTCACGGTTGTTATGGAGCGCAAAGGCATTTGAAAGAGCGACTTCTAAAACTCCAAACCAGCACTTATGGATACTACTATGTAAGCCTGTCAAAATTAGGGCGAGTAAAGAAAGTGACAGTTCATGTTTTGGTGTGCTCGGCCTTCCACTCACGCCCAGTTAATGCCGAATGTGTAAACCACAAAAATGGCGTCAAAAAAGACAACCGACCAATTAACCTTGAGTGGACAACTTACTCAGCAAACAATCAGCACGCATTCGATACTGGACTCAAACAGCGAGAGTCAGGATTAAATGGAGAAAAAATAGGCACATCAAAACTCACCGCTGAAAATGTGCGCTACATCAGAAGCAACATCATAACAAAGCCGAAAATTAAGGGCAACGCCAAACTGTTAGCAGACATGTTCAAAGTAAGCGTGTCCGCTATTCTCCGAGCAGCTAGAAAAGAATACTGGAAATCAATATGAGCCTATCACCTGAGCAATCCGCCGCCGTTTACTCCAACGCTCCACGCCTGCTAATACGCAGTTCAGCCGGGAGCGGCAAGACGCACGTTCTAACGCACCGCATCGCCGCCACCATCCAGGCCGGAGCCGACCCGGCCAAAGTCGTCGCCATCAGCTTCACCGTCCAGGCTGGCCGCATCTTGGCCGATAGGCTGGCCTCCCTTGGCATTACCGGACTGCGGCACGTTGGCACGCTGCACGCCTTAGCCTTGGCCGAGGCTCACAAGTTCCCAACTTGGCAGGGCCGCCGCCCGCTCATCATAGACGAGGAGCAGCAAGCCGCCATGATCAAGGCCGAGCTTACCCGCCTTCGCCTCGATAAGGCCGTCTCTATCCGCGATGTCGCCGCCACGTTATCAGTCTTCGCCGCCGACAAGGCCAAGCCTACCGTTTCCAATCGCGCTTACGGCCCCGCTAAGGCCGTCCGCCGGACCATGGTGGAGGCAGGACAAGCCAGCATGGATCTTTTGCTAGGGGAGGCCGTGGCCTACTTACCGGGCTGCCTTGGGGAGTTGGATGCGCTGTACTGGGACGAGTTTCAGGACTCTGCCCCCGGTGACTTCGCGCTACTGGAGCAGATTAAGGCCAAGTCCAAGACCGTTGTGGGCGACGAAATGCAATCAATCTTCGGCTTCCGTGGCTCATCGCCAGATTATTTCAAGCATCTCGCCGCCTCCGCAGACTGGCAGCAACTCACGCTTGCTGACAACTACCGGAGCAACGCCGCCATAGTCGATGCAGCCAACCGCCTCACCGCTGGGCAGGCCGGGGCTATCGCCATGCGGGCCGTGCGCGACTACCCAGAGTTGAGCGAGCGTAGCAGTATGGCCGACCTTGCCCCCACTATCTGCAATGCAGGCACCGAGGCCGCCGAGTTTGCCCATATCCGCGAGTGGCTGGCCGCCCACCCCACCGGCTCCCGCGCCATTCTCTGCCGCCACAACGCCCTGGCCGAGCGCCTACGGCTGGCCCTGGCCGACGCCTTGCCGCCAAGCCCGGCCTTGGCCCTTGACCCGGCCATGATCCGGCAGGCTATGGCCTCCATTCAGGGAGGGCTCAGAACAGCCAGCCACGAAAACCACCACGCCTTGCCCTACATCAAGCATTTCATAGATCTCTGCGGCTCTGCCGAAACAGAGGCCCTGTTGCCAGCCCTGGCCGAGGCCCTAGCCCAAGCCGAGCAGGCCGCCAGCTACGACTACGGCGGGCTGTTCATCGGCACTTTCCACGGCTACAAAGGTCTGGAGGCTGAACACGTTCTGCTGGCAGGCATGGAGCAAGCCTCATGGCCTGACACTGCCGAGATGCTGCGTCTTTTCTACGTTGGCGTCACACGCGCCCGCGATAGCCTCACCATCACCTGCTCACGGCGGCGGCCCAGCCTGCATGGCCGGGGCTGGACGGAAAGCGAAATGGCGGGTATTGTGGGGAAACTTTAAGCCGAACGCAATAGGTGAGGCACGGGCGGACAACGCCGCTCCGCCGCAAAATCAAACTCTCTAATCACATGGAAACTTCGACACAAACCGCCCGCCCGTTGCTCTCCACCGACTTGTTATGCGTTGGGAGTGACTTCCAAATCGTGAAGGTGCATCCGAGCCTCATCACCTACGTGGACAGCCTCCAGAAAAAGAACGCGGAAGCCTTGAGCTTCTACCCGAAATGCGTCTTTGAGCGTGAGGCAGAAAATGGAAGGATACTGCTTGGACTGCTGAACGGGGAACCCGCTGGATACCTCTACGTGGGGGCAAGGGGAAACGACGTGAAGTGCCATCAAGTCTGCATCGAATACGACGCAAGGCGGCGACTCTACGGGGCTGCGCTGGTGCAAGCGATGGAAGACTACGCCCAGGGCGCATTCACCCTCACGCTCCGCTGTGGCTTCGATCTCGACGCGAACACGTTCTGGGCGGAAATGGGATACGAATGTGTGGGGATACAAGACGGCGGTATCCGGCGTATGAGGAAAATCAACGTGTGGCGCAAGTCGCTGCAAGTGGAACTGTTCGAGGATACCGTCATGGAACCCGCAATCGGGAAAGCTGATGCGTCCGTATGGCGCAAGAACAAGCAAACGGGGCTGGTGACTCAATTCGTGCGCGGAAAGGCGATGCGAGACTACCGGGCTATGATCGTTAAAGCGGATGGAACTCCCGCCTCTGATTCTTCGCATAACAAAGAGCTAACCGACCGGCCCTAGCCGGTTCGGTTCAGAGTCAGTTCGGCGCTTGCCAACCACCCACCCACCAGTAAAATACCCCCACAATGAAAACCATCACCTACGCCCTCCTGACGTTTGCCCTCCTCCTCGCCCTAGCCTGCCTACAGCCCGCCCAGGCCCAGGACAGCCGCCGCCCTTCTGAGGCCATGACCGTGGCCGCCTACGAGGCTGAAGCCATCAGCAAGGCCCGCCAAAGGCCAGACGTGATACGCCTGCGCTTCGCCCTAGCCAAGGCCTCCACCGATGCCGAGCGAAAGGCCATTTCCGCCAGCCTCTACGCCATCCTTGAGGCCGCCGCCAGCCAAGGCAGGCAGGCAGGCTTGGCCGCCGTGGAGCAGAGGCGGAGGGCGGATGCGGAACTCCACAAGAAATGGGACGAGGAACGGAGGCATGAAGAACTTATTACGACCTTGCAGAACCTCCGGCGCTAAGTAGTCTAGCGCCCTCATTAATCTAGCTTTTACGCTTTTTATGCCACAACACATCATCATCAAACTTGACGTTACAAAGATCGTCAAAGACTGGCTTTTCAAAGGCCAAAAAGGAACCTACCTCGACTTGGTAGTTTACGAGAACGACAACGAAGACCCGTATGGCAACAGCCACGTTGTTAAACAGTCGCCATCCAAAGAACTCCGCGCACAAGGCGAAAAGCCCGTGATCCTTGGAAACGGCAAATGGATGAACGTAGGAGCCGCCCCAGCCTCACGCCAAGCCCCCGCCCAAAGGCCAGCCACGGCCCAGCAGGCAGGCTACGGCAGGCCAGCCCAGGCGGCCCGGCCTAGCCGGACCATCCAGCACGCACCACCGCCGCCAGATGATGGCACGGAGGACGATATTCCTTTTTGACCTCCGCCAGCCAGCCGCCAAGCACAGGCCGGGCCTTGACGGGCTCGGCCTTGTCGCGTAGGGGTTCACAACAATGACACCCGACACTGACAAAGACGCCAGCACAGCCCATGACTTCATTCATGCGCTGATCATGCCGCTCATTAATCCTTCCATTGCCTGCAACCCGCCACCAGATCCAACAGGAGTTGCCATCATGGTCAAACGTCGTGAGGTGATACTTTTAGCTTCGACCCGTAATATGGGTATAATCATCGGCAAAGGAGGGGCGATGGTGGCAGCCCTCCGCCAGCTCCTTAAACCGTTTGGCTGGAGTTTGCAGGTGCCAAGCAACGCCCGCTACGACCTCAACACTCCACCCATCGAGCCTATGCCCGAGGTACGCGAACTGGCCGTGGGCTGGCTCGACAGCCGCTACGGCCCAGAGGCCTACCGGCTGGCTGGCGAGGCCGAGGGCAGCCACTGGGAAATCTACGTTCACCCCGACCACTACGACCATGCCGACCACTCAGCCCTCGAAACATGGGCCTACAACGCCGCCCGCGCCCAAGGCTCCATCTTCAAAATCAGACTCAAGCCCGGCGGCATCGTCCACGCCTGAGCCGGACACATGGCTGGTTCAACAGGGGGATGCTGTTGGCCGCCTTTTTGTGGCGAGTCAGAGCGGGACGGGTAAATACCTTTGCGACTTGCTAGCCTATCATGGCAAAGGCCAGTGTTCGTGTCCTAATTGGTGCTTTACGATAGGCCCGCATCGTGATCGCGGAGAAACGCCGCCAAAAGCGGTTTGTAAGCATCTCGTCGCTGCAAAGCTTTACTTTGCGGACATGGTGATCCAAAGAATGTTGGATGGAGAACCATGTTAAACGTGTTTCCAAAGCTCGCGCCGGACAATTCGGCGAATAACGCTATGCTGAACACCAAAGCGACGACTTAGTTTCATTAAACTAATGCCTCCAGCAGCATAAAGGGCGCGGATTTCGATTATATCAGGCTCAGTAAGTTTAGAAATGCCGTGAGACTCGCCAAGGGCTACAACCTTTCTGCCTTTAGACGCCATATCACGCATATTATCTGCGGCATCCCCTAAAAACAGATGATCAGGGCGACAACATGACGGAGCGTCACATTTATGTAAAACAAAAACACGTTCTGGTAGAGGTCCGCATGTTAGAGTCAGAGCAACTCGGTGGGAGCTGACTAATTTACGATCTAAGCTGAATGCCCCGTATTTACCTCGTTTACAACCCATCCACACCCAACAAGAGCTTTCCATGTGTGGCTGTATCGGGCCGTTTTTATCGACCTTGCTCCAAAATCGCGTCATTTCAGCGGGAGTCAGCTTGATTTCTTTTGTGGCAAATGGCAGGCTTGAGGTAGCTTTGTTCATAGAGGTATTATGGATAAAGTTAGCGCCCGCATCCTGCTGATTACAGGTGGCGGGCGCGTTCATTTAAACACTATCCAAGTACATCGCAACAACTATCCAGGCGGCCTTTGTTCATCCTCCCACCCAGCAAACAGCGGCTTAGCCTTTGCCATCAGATCAGGATCAGGCATAACCTGGACCATGTGCCCGATAAATTGGTGCAAATCCCAGCCCACCCGCGCCAGATGCCGGGCCAGCTTCCCAGCGAGTGCGCTAGGCAGCCAAAGTGGCCGCCACTGGCCCGCCCCGCCCTCGGGCTCAGGCGGCACAAGGCTAGGCGCAGGAGGCACGCTCTTAGGCTCGGGCAACTCGTCCACAAGGGCGCAAATCAGCCCACTAACGGACGTTCCAAGCTGGGCGGCCAGCCCGTCTGCCTTGGCTGCTGTGCTATTAGGGAGGGTGATAAGCAGGCGCAAGACAGGCACACGCTCGCCTGACTGCGTGACGTAGAGCGCCGAGTTGAGGAAAGCCCTCTTCGAGCCTCCGCCCTTCTTCGGCCTAGAGCCCGGCGGCCTGCCACGGGGGCGGCCCGGCTTGGGTTTGTGAGGGCGCGGAAAACTGGCGTCGTCTTGCATTTGCGCCACGACTTCTGGAGGCAGGCTCATAGCGCAAAAACAAAGCGGCAGATCCACAGCAAGGCCAGCCCGGCCACCGGCACGCCCACGAACAGGCAGGCCAGGAAGGCTAGGCCGTCGTAGAGGCTGCGCTGGCGGAGGTATTCGCGGGCGTAAAGGCGGGGGTGAGAGCGATGGGGAAGGAATGGGTTTTTCATGGGTGCATTTTGAGATTGTAAACGACGAACAAGAGTAGGGCCAGCCCCACCAGCAGGCAGGCCAAGTCTAGGCCCAGGGCCGCCAAGCTAGGCCGGGCAGGCTCAGCTAGGCGGGCGGGCCATGTGGGAGGAGGGTCGATGGAGGATAGAGGGCGGTTCATGGCTTGATAAGGGAAGGAAGGCTGATAGTCCGCCAGTGGGTAGGCTGGTGAGGTGAACGCGCCCAGCCAGCCTGCCAGATGTCGTGGCCGTCCGACCACTCAACGTCACCGAACTCGTCCGCATCCTCCTCCGTAGGCAGCCCTGCCGCCACAGGCCGCCAGTCTAGGCGGGCTAGCTTGGTAAGCTCGGCCTCAAGGCCTTGGGCAAAAGCCGCCGGGACGACCTCAGAAAAGGCGTTGAGGCTGGATACGGGCACCAAAGCCGCATGTGTGCGGGGATATTTCACGCCGCCACCTCCCCAAAGCAGAGTTCCGCTTGCACCACAGGCTTGGTAGGCCGCATAGCCCGGATGGCCTCGGCCAAGGCCGCCATACGGCACCGGGCGGCCCCGATAGCCAAGACCTCTGTATCGGTGATCGTGGCCCACCTTGTCGCCGCTTGGCAGGCCTCGGCTTGGCCGGGTGCCTGATAGGGCGTCTCTGTGCGCCCCATGGCGTCCAAGCGGTGCTCCACAACGCGGAAGTCACGCGGCCCAAACTGCCGGGCCTCAAAACCCAACAAGCCATTGGCCCGCACAAAGCCAGCCACGCGGGCCGGGGATAAGAGATCAAAGATTGCATTCATAGTGTTTTAGTCGTTATCGGTTATTCAGGAAGGCCCGGCAGAGTGCCAAGCCCGCCCCCACTGCCAGCCAAGGCCAAGGCCTAGACTGGCAGGCCGGGGCGGGCTCAGGCGGGGAGAAGGGCAACAACTTCATTTACTTCGTCCAGCCACTCGCCCACAAACACCGAATCGCCGTTATGCTCCTCATCAGCCGGGCAATGTGGCAGAGCTTTACGCAAGGCCTGCTGAGCGCCTTTGAGGGCCGCCGCCAGCCTCGGGCCAAGCACCGCCCAGTCTGGCTCAGGGCTGGCGGGCTGCTCCACGGCAGGCAAGAGGCCAGCCTTGGCGAGAATAGGGGTGAGCGGCTTGGAGTTGCACAGCCAAGCGCCATCTTCCCACACATAAAGGAACTCACCGCCGGACTCGTTAAAGCACGCCTTGGTCATATCAGGGTAGTGTGCGTATTCGGTGGCAGGGGCCAGATCCTCGCCTTTATCGCGGTGGTAGGCCACGCAGGATTCAGAAGTCACCCCAAGCTCTGATAAATTACCAAGAGCCAAAAGGCCATCCACGGCACTGTCGGAACTGTAATGACGATGAAGGGTAAGCCCAGCGGTGTCTGGGTGCCCGTCCCAATGGCAGTAAATAGCACGAAAGGAGCCAGATGGGAGTTTTTGAGCGATGAAGGAGCGAGTAGCCATAATGTTTTAGTTGGATGTCTTTTAGTTTTGCAGCAGGCAAACGCGCCCGCTGAACAGCAGTATAAACGCACACGAATTAAAATATATCAACGAATAATTTCACGAAGATCACTTTTCTCCTGCGTAAATGGGCATTAACTACAAACAATCCATGAAATCCGACACAATGCCCAAGCCTGCCGCCAAGAAAGCCAAGGCCAAACGCCGCCCAGCCTCGCCTAGCAGGCCAGCCCAGGCCGAAGTCATGCCCCGCAGGCAGGCATGGGCCACGCCCGCCGAGAAGGCCCAGTACTGCGCCTTGAGGGCAACGGGCACGCCCGCCGCCGAGGCCTACAGGCTATGCCGCCCAGAGACAACCCGCGACGGCTGCGCCAGCCAAGGCACCCGCTGGGATGCCGACATGGCCGCCGAGATCGCCGCCCTCAAAGAGGCCGCCGCCCAGGCTGCCGGGCAGGCGCATGGCGTTACCGTGGCTTGGCTGGTGGGGAACATGAAGGAGATGTTTGAAACGCCGCTTGCCAAGATCGACGCGGAGAGCCGGTTCTGTAAGAAGTATCGCATCACTGAGACGATGACGGACGCCGGGCCAAAGACCACCATTGAAGTCGAAAAGCCCTGCCCCCTAGCCACGCTCCAGGCCATCGCCAAGCAGACCGGCCTAGAGGCCAAGCCAGCCAAGCCCGACGAGGAGCTGGGCACGGGCACGCCAACGGTGCGCGACTTGATGGCCGCCCTAGTCAGGCCGGGTAGCCCGATTGCCCGGCGTTTGGAGGCTGGCAGGCAGGCTGGGTGATACTTTTGTGGTGTGGAAGTGCCAGAAAATCGGCTTTAGCCAAAAAAGTAGCGTATTAAAGTGACAAGCGGTTGATGTTTTGACGGTCAAGGGTTATATTTGGCCCGCCATGAGCACCAAACCAGACACCCGACAGATCCCCAGCGCCATCCTTCAAGCCGCCTGCCTTACCCCAGCCAAGGAGGCCCAGCCATGAGCCGCCCATTCTGGCAGCCCCCAGAGGGCATGGAAATCGACTGGACGAGGCCAGCCCTGCACATCGCCAAAGAGTGCGGGGTGACTACAGCTACGGTAATACGATGGATGCGCCGTAACGGCCTGCCTATTGGCCCGCGAGGCACGCCCAAAGGCACTCGCTGGACCAGGGCAGGCCGCCTTGACCCAGCAAGCCTAGACTGGACCCGCCAAGACACGGCGCTTAGCAAGGCCCACGGCGTCTGCCGGGAGCGCATACGGCAGCTCCGCAAGGCCGCCGGGCTGCCTGCCAGTGGCTCGGCTGAGTGGCTGGCGGCTGGGGGCGTGGTCACTCATGCTGCAAAAAAACTGAGACTGGCCCTTGACCGCCCGCCGGGCTTGGCCTAGCCTCGGGCGGCCAGAGATGGCCCACGCTTCGGGTGGAACTGGAGCAATCCAAGTTACTCGAAGCACAAAGCCCGGTTACTCGTTTCCACCCCGAGTTCCGGGCTTTTTCTTGGCTTGCCGTTCTAGCGCCACATACTCGCCCCTGAAAAGGCGGTCACTTGGTTAAGGCAGTCAGATAACGGACCCGCCGGACTGCAAAACAGGCGGGAGCAAATAGTGATACTACCGGAAACAAACGCTACGCTAGTCCTTGGAAGGCCCGTCGTAGGCAGCCGGTCCCGCAAGGGGTGCTTGGAAACTTCATCGGCTCCTTATACCGATAGACCCTCAAAAAAGCACAGGTTTCCTTTGTGGGAAATCTGTGCCCGTTTCTTATCCCACCATACCCGATACACTCACAAGGCCAGCCAGCCTGCCATGACATCCGACACCACAACCGAACTCACAACATGGTCCGACCATATCATTCACTGGCTCCTGCGCGAGGAGGAAATCAGCCCGGCCTTCAGGCAGGCCGCCTTGGCTGAACTGGCCCGCCGTGAGGCCGAGTCCAGCCAGCCTAGCCTGATTCTCACCCGCGAAGGCATCGAGGCGCTAGGAGCCATCAACGCCCGGCAGCTTAGCCTACTTGGCCTCAAGTGGCCGCCAAAGTCCGGCTGGCGGTCCCGCCTGCTTGGCAGGGAGATCAAGCCCGCCCTCTACGCCAAACTTCTTGCCAGCAAAGGTCGCCGCCCCGAAGGCGTGACGAAAGCTGAGTGGCGCAAAGCCTGATCCCGCCCTTGCCAGCCGGGCAAAACTGGGCTAGGCTTGGGCCGCTAACCGATCCACCACTATGAAAAACCGCTCCATCGCCCTTCTCTCCATTCTCGGCTTCCACGCCGCCTTCTTTGCTGTTGCCCTCTGCCTGCCAAGCTGCCAGTCAGGCGGTCAGATTAACGAGGCCCGCCTTGCCCGCCTTGCCCGCATTGGCGACGTGGCCTTGGCCTACGCCGAGCGCACCGGCAAGATTAGCCCAGAGGATGCGGCCTTGGCCCGCGAGGCTGGCAAGCTCGTTCTGACGCCCAGCCCGGCCCCGATGGCTGAGACGGCGACGAAGTAACGAATTTGAGCGCGTAGTGTAAAAGAACACCGGTCCCATAAAAGGTCTTATTGCAGGTATCGAATCCTGCCGCGCTCGCCAAATTTCGCGTTGTCTGAGAGGTTTAAGGATGACAACAGCAAGAGACCATTAACGATAGAGCCGCTGTTGGGCAATGTTGTGGTCCCATGGGTTCCAATCCCATACGCGATCCAAATTTACGGTGCCCGCTCTTTTTGTGTTTCTGAGCAGGCAGGCCAGCCAAGACGGCGGCCCGGACCAGCCAGCCTTGTCCGCCCAGGGGCCGGGCCTCGCATGTGCCCTACTCGCCGACCGAGATCCACGGCGGTGCCCTGCCAAAACTGGCCTTGGATCGCCCTAGCCCGCCCAGCCTCTCCCGACTGGCGCGGGCTTTTTGTTGCCAAGGCTGGCAGCCGAGGCTAGGCTATGCGCCACTATGCCCGACACACCAGACACCCAGCCCGTTGAAGAGTTCGTCCCCCTGCCCCCCGAAACGCCCCTGCTCGAAGTCCTAGCCTACATGGCCCGCCAGTGCCGGGCCAAGACGGGCAAGCCTGCCGCCTTCTTTGCCATCCCACGAAAACTGGCCTTGCCATTGGCTGGCGAGAGGGCCGAGGCTAAGATGACCATCGTGGAGGACGACTTCGCCCGCGCCTGTCTTGATGGCCGAATCCCTGCCCTGCTCCTAGCCGTGCCCGTGGAGCCCGACGGCCCGGCTATCCCCGTGATCGCTATCGACATGCCTAGCCCCCTGGCCGCCGCATGGACTCGGCCCTTGCCACGCTACGCCGCCAACGAGGGCTTTGAGGAGCATCCGGTTTACGCGGCCTGCCCGTTCTCCCGCCTGCTCTGGGACAAAGGCGAAGGCGCACGCATCCCCCAGCTTACCCGCCGCATCTTGGCCTTCTGCCACGACCACGCCAAGCGCCACCCGGCCCCTGTCTTCCAGGCCGTCATAGGCCAGCACGAACGAGCCCGCCCCCTGGTCATGGCCGCCCAGTCAGAGCCCGAGGCCCTGCCAGACGACCCGGCCTTGGCCTGGGCCACGATTGAGGCCGGACTGGAGGAACACGCCGGGCTTATTCAGGCCGAGCTAGCCAAGAAGGGCGTGTACGGCATGGAGTTCGACGGCGAGCTTTCGCCCGAGATCGTCGCCAAGTTCCAAGCAGCCTTTGCCGAGCGGTTCAAGGCCTTGGCTGAGTATGGGCCGCACCCATACAAGCCGGGCTTCTTTGTGCTGGCCGCCACCCCAATGGGGCTTGAAACGGGCGCGTGAGTGTGCTATCTTTTGGCCTATGACATCCGACCCCATCACCATGCCCAAGCCCGGCCAAGCCTCCTGGCCCCAGCCTGCCGAGCCAGTCAAAGCCGAGGCTATCTTGGCAGACATCCCGCCCCCACCGCCCGGCTGGGCCATCGTGCCCGCCGATGACGCCCGTCTAGACTGCCTGCCAACAGTCCCGATGATTTACAATATCGAATATGGAGAGCTAAAGTGGTATGGCTCTATCAGAAGCGAAGGCAGCAAGGTAAGCGATGGGGAACGGAGGAAATACGCCTACGCCCTGCCCATCAAGCCGCCCGCCAGCCCATCAAAGCAGGCCGCCCAGCCGAAGGATTTGCCGCCGTTGGCATTTGTGACGTTTGAAAGCGGCGATGGTAAGTACATTCAGAAAGCCAGCGAAGTGCATGGTGCTACCCTAATCCAAGTCGAATGGGTGAGAACGCCAACGGATGAAGAGAAATACGCTATACTGCCACAAGTCAGGCCATCCGAGCCAGAGCCCCAGCCCTGGAGCCTGCCAGCCCCGCCCGCCGGGCAGGCTTGGCACAGGCGGGACTGGACGGCGGAGATGCTGCCAGAGGGCTGTAGGCCGCTGTTATTTGGCGAGCGATGGGGGAGAGGTGATGAGATTAAGAGATCAGGCGGTTGGGAAGTTGGTGGTAATTCAGTACACGATTGGTTTGGACCAACTTATGAAAATACCGCCCACTGCCGCACCCGCCGCCCCCTGCCAGCCAGCGAGCCTGCCCAAGGCGACTGGCAGGCAGTCTTGGCAGAGGCCAAGGCCAAGGAGGCCGTTTCGCAGGCCAACAACCCGATATTTAGCGGCAATCCGCTTGTTTTTGAAGGTAAAAACCCACACGCCAGCATGAAAGCTGGCACCGACCCCAAAGGCCAAGCCGGGGCCGCCAAGCCACCGCTAGCCCTGCTGCCGCCAGAGGCTCTGAGGCAGGCGGCCTGGGCTCATGCCACGGGGGCGGCTAAGTATGGGCCGTATAACTGGCGGGAAAACAAGGTAGAAGTAACCACCTACATTTCCGCCATGATGCGCCACATCGCCCTGTACCTTGACGGTGAGGACAACGACGCTGAAACCTCAGCCCATGCAGGCCAGCCTATCAGCCACCTAGCCAACGTCATCGCCTCCGCCAACATTCTGATCGACGCCAAGCACTGCGGGACGTTGGTTGATAACCGCCCGCCAAAGCCTGCCAAGCAAGCCTAATGCCCGCCCGCCCGCCCGCCCCAGCCAGCCAAGCGCCCGCCGGGCCGGACCTTGCCGGGCTGGCGGCTGGCCTGGGGCTATGCCACGTCAGGCCAGATCACGCGGCGCATGATGGCGCTGATAGTCGTCTGGCATAGACCATAGAGCTTACCAATCTCAGCCTGGGATAGGCTGCCTTTCATTGCCCTGATAGCCACCACTTGCTCAGGGGTCACAATGGCACGGCCATTACGCTCGCCCTTTGGTATGGAATCGGGTTTTGTTTTACTACCATGACGGTCGCCTCTAGCCGTGCGCTCTGGCTTGGTATAACGCCCGCTTTTCGCTCCCCGTGGGACGCGGTCAGGCTTTGTTTTACTGCCGTGCCTTTGGCCTGTCGCTGCATTGCATCGACCACGCACAACCTTGTCACGCGCATTGTCTTTGTGAGTGCCAACGTACATATGGTCCACGTTACAGCACGATGTCGTATCGCAATGGTGGCAGATAATTTTGCCCGCTGGAATCTCCCCGTTCTTCAAAATCCACGCAATACGATGTGTTAATTGCTCTTGGCAAAACATCACACCATACCCCTTTGGGTTTCGTGATAAAAGCCAATGAGTGCATCCATTGCAATCAGGCGGGCCGATGCGAGAGTAAAAACGAGCCTTGTCTTTATCAGTGAACGAAGCTAAAGATTTGGCAGAAGTAGGCATATATACCGCTCAAGATAACCGAATAATGGAAGAGGAGCAAGAACAATTCCCCTTAGATGAAAAACATTTAGCCGACCCTATCTGGCGGCTATGCAACATCTACACCATCCGATCAGAGGAGGGTAAGCCTATACGCTTTGAGCCAAACGAGGAGCAGATGGAGGTGATTCGAGAGATTTACGAATATGGCGCAACCGTTTTAGTGCTGGTAAAAGCAAGGCAGCTCGGGATGTCCACGCTACTCTGCCTCATTGCGTTGGATACCATTATGTGGGGAACCTCTGTTGAAGCCTGCTTAATTGATTTCAACTCCATCAACGCCAAAAAGAAGCTCCGCGAAAAGGTCATTTACGCATGGGACCGCCTGCACCCGCTCATTAAGTCACAGTTCACCGTTTACGCCAAAAGCCTGCAAAAAGGCGAGTTCAGCATAGGCCCGGCCAACGCCGTGCCCAGCCCCGACGACCCGGAGGCCAAGCCTTTCTCGACCTACATGGCGGGCGAGACGCCCCGAGGCGGCACATTCCAGTTCAACCATTACTCGGAGTGGTGGGAAATCTCCGCCCGATTTCCGCAACGCTCCTCCGACATCCTGACGGCTGGCTGGCCTGCGGGCGAGCAGGGCGTGCGCGTCATTGAGACGACCGTACATGGCGGCAAGCATGGCGAGTGCTGGCAGATCACCAAGCAGGGCCTCGACATGCAAGACAACATCTTGCCCCGCCACCTGCGCACAGGCCAAACGCCCGTGGTAATGTTCTTCCCGTGGTGGAAAAAGAAGGCGTATCGAGTCAACGGCAGTGCCAGCCTTATCAGGCCGGAAACGCACACCTACTTTGCCGACTTGGAAAAGCAGGTGCCACACAAGTTTGATGACGCTCAAAAGCTCTGGTATCAAGGCCAAGCCGACACGCTCGGCCATTTCGTGCTAGGTCAGTATCCGGCAACCCTGCGCGAGTGCTTCCAAGCGCCCATCAAGGGGGCCATCTGGGCTGAGGCCCTTGCCAAGGCCAAGACAGCCGGGCGGATTGGCAGCTTCCCGCACGACGACAGGCTGGAAGTGGATACGTTCTGGGATCTCGGCGCACCCGACAACACGGCCACGCTCTACTGCCAGCACGACAACAAGACACGCCGCCTGATCGACTTCGACGGCGGCCTGAATCTCGACTTGCCCGACCGCGTGCGCCACATGGTGACAAAAGGCTACCGATTCGGCACGCACTACCTGCCACACGACGGGGCGGCCCGCCAAAAGAACGGCGTGAGTTTCCAACGCGAGTTCATGGACGAGCTGATACGCCAGGGCGTAACAGGGCGTGTGGTTGTGCTGCCGCGCTGCTCGACTGAATGGACTGGCATAAACCATGCCAACCTACTACTCTCAACCGTGGTTGAAATTGACGAAACGAAGTGCAAACAGTTCCTTGAAGCCGCTTCCCTCTTCCGCCGCAAGCCAGACCCCACCAGCAACGACCCTGAAAACCCTGTATTTTTATCCGAAGTCCTAAGCGATTGGACTAATCACGCGGCCGACACGTTTCGTTATCTCGCTGAAAGCGCATTGCAAGGCCACCTCCCCCACACCTCCAACGGCATCATGGCTAACCTCTTCTTCGACCCAACCCGCCTCCAGGCCGCCACGGCCAGCCTGCCCGAGCACCCGCCTACCCTCATGGCCTTGGACCGGGCAGGTGTTACCTGGGTGCATGTAGCAGCCCGGCACGACGCCGGAGGCTGGCTAAGAGTGTGGGAAACGCCATTGCAAGGCCCGCGCTACATCGTGGCCGTCATCAACGGAGCCGTGGCCGTGTGGCGGGCGGCAGGCTGGGACAGAAACGCCTCAGCCGAAAGGCCAGCCCGGCTGGTGGCAGCCTGCGTAGATGAGGCGGGCATCAACCAGGACAAGCTCTTATCGTGGGCAAGTATGGCCTCGACTTACTACGGAATGGTGCCAGTCGTGGCCGATGTCGTGAGCATCCCCGGCGCGGTGGAGAAGCTGCGCGAGCAGGGCGTGGGCGTGGCAGCCCGGCAGCAAAGCCTAGCCGAGCGCCGGGTGGGGCAGGCCACGGCCATCCGCAAGCCCGGGCATGAGTTCAAGGCCGATGAGCGGGCGCAAGCCTACGCCGTCTTGCAGGAGCTTTGGCGTGACGGGGCGGTGGAGATGTGGTGCCCGAATGTGCTTAGGCAGATGGGCGGCATCACCGCCACCGAGCAAGGCGGCTTTGAAGTCCTCTCCGGCTATGCCCAGCACTGGCTAGACGTGGCCGCCCTTGGCGTCTGGACGCTAGGCTTAGCCGCCCCGGCCATGCAGGCGGGCAGGCTGGCACCAGAGCACAGCGGGGAAGGGTATCGAGGGGACGAAAATACGGGCTTGCCTTTTGAGAGGCAGAGGCGAAAACTCTTCTAACTCTCACTCTCACCACAATGGCCGATTATACCAGCACCGGATACCAAGCAAACGTCAACCGTGGCAGCTCCGGCGGCAGCGGTGGCGGCACAATTATCAATGTGGGCGGACGCTCCTTTTCAAGTAACTCGCCCGAAGGGCAGCAATTCCTTGCCCAACAGCAACAGAATCGTTTATCTGCCGCCAAAAAAACGCTTGGGGCGCAAACCAATCTCGCTACAGCCGAAGTCGAGGCAGACGCTCAAGATTTTGAGGCCGAGCAAAACCGCGAGGCAGGCCAGCAGGCATTTCAGTACGCCCTCAGCCAAGCCGGGAGCAAGCGCCAGCCCGGCGGAGGCATCGCCCGAGGCGGTTCAGGCCGTCGCGGCATGACGCTTAACCAAGCCACAGGAGGCCTTGCCGCCGCCAACGCCGCAGCCCGCAAAAAGGCCCAGATGGGCTTGGCGCAGGCCCGCGTGGCTGCCGATCCAGAAAACCTCCGCCTACAGCAGCAGATTGCCGCCAGCCAAGCCAGCCTTGCTCGCAACCCGGCGGCAGGATCAGCCCGCAAACCAATCTCAGCCCCAAAAATTGGACGCTAATGAAAACAGATTCCGAAGGCTACAACTCCAAAGGCCGTCGCCAGATCCTTGGCTACTCACGCCTAGCCCAAGGCGGCGCGGATGCTGCTAGAGCCCGCGCCAACCAGCGCGTTTATGAATCCCAAGACCACCTTTACGAGGACGGTCGCAGCATTCAGGCCGCCCGGCAGCGCGCCCAGCGTGTGGCCCGCGCCAAGCATGAGGGCACTTTTGAGGAAACCAAGGACACCTACAACGAAGAGGCCGCAGACATGGGCTCCGATGTTGCAATGGATAATGCCGGAACAATCACTCGGAAAAAGCGCGCCGATTACACCGCCCCCACCGCCTACACGCCAAAGAAGCCCGCCCGCTCTACGCCTATGAGCATGGCCCGCCCGGCAGGCCAGAAGGTGGCCGAGACTGTCGCCATGACCGAGCCCGCCGGGCTTCTGGACATGGCCCGCAAGGCCCGCCGCAAAGGAACTCTCGTAATCCGCTAATCACACCACAATGGCTACTATTGAAGGCAAATCCTCCGCAGAATGGTTCAAAGACGCTGCCCAGCGCCAGAAACGCTCCAACGCCTACGCCAAGTACGAGGAGCCAGCCAAGCCCGAGCCCGCCCGGCAAACGGCGGCCATGCCCAAGCCTGCCAGCCATGCCAGCCCGGCAAAGGCTGCCGAGCCCAAGAAGGACTTGGACACGCTGATACGCTCCACCCAAGAGCAGATCACCAAGGCCCGCGCCACCAAAAAGCCAGTAAGACCCACACCAAAGGTGGACGAGCGAGGTTCAGAACATGGACATAATTTCAAAATATGGGACGCTAAACAGCGTGCTAAAGCCAACATGCCAGATAGGCGGGCGCGGGCAGAATCAAGCCTGCACAAAGCTCAAAACGAGGCGCGGAAAGTAACTAGTTACAAGGAACCCACCAAGTACACGCCCAAGGCATCAATCGCCGATTCACAGATGGGCGAGTTTTCCAAGACCTTGAAAAAAGCGGGCAGCGGCCTAGCCAAGGCTCTAAACGCTAATGATCCTGATTCGTGGATCAGTGACCCGCTTGGCGTCCGTCGCCGCCGCCTAGCTGCCGCCAAGTAGCCAACACCGCAATGCCACTCCCTGACGATTACAAGAAAGCGCGCAAGAAAAACGCCCCAAAGGGTAGTTTGATGCGTGATCTATACGAGACGAATCGAGATATTCGCCGCCATCTCAAAGGAATCGAAGGCGAGGTAAGTTTGGAGGATATGCTAAAAACCAAGCAACGCCTCAAAAAGGAAACCCGCGAAGAAGTGCGGAAAGAAGAGGAAGCCGCCAGAAAAGACGCGAATCCACGCCAGTTGTCACCAATCCACGCCAAACCAAAGCCGGGCTTGGCATGACGGCCCGGCTTTTCTGTGAGACGTGCTGGAATAGCTGGGGCCGCGAGCTTTGGGCCGGTTCGTGCGTGTGCAGTGGAGACGTTGTATTGACACACGCGCCCGCATCGCCTAAAAATGCGGAATGCCCGGCCTCTCCGATCTTCTCCGCAATCCCCGCCGCCTCCGCCAATTCG